CACACATAATGAAAATAAGTCTTGTTCAACCAAATTTTCAACAAGGTCCAAAAGAATTTAATGCACACTACCTTCCATACAGCGTAGGAGTGTTATGGGCTTATGTTAATCAATTTGAATCAATCAAATCTAATTATCAATTAGAAGATTTAATCTGGCGACGTGACAATATTGAGGAAACTGTATCCAAACTATCTACGTGTGATATAGTTGGCTTCAGCACCTATGTGTGGAACAAGAATTATAACTACGCACTAGCACGTAGGCTTAAAGAAATAAACCCAAATTGTTTGATATTCTTTGGCGGCCCAGAGATGCCTATCACAAAGAAAAACATCTTTGAAAAATTACCATTTGTTGATGTAGTAATTAAGTCAGAGGGTGAGATTATTCTACATCAACTATTAGATGCTATTACTAATAATACTCCGTGGGAGGACATTCGAGGATTAGTAATTAATCGCAACGGAGTAGCAGTAGACACCGGCGACGGAGAACGCATTAGCAGTTTAGAAGACATGCCTAGCCCATACCTTACAGGTGTATTTGATAAGATACTGGCAGAAACACAAGGAGTTGAATGGAACGCTACAGTTGAAACAAATAGAGGATGTCCATATGCCTGCACATTCTGCGATTGGGGTAGTTTAACCTATAATAAAGTTAAAAAGTTTAATTTAGAAAAAGTATTTGCTGAACTAGAATGGATAGGACAAAAAGGCTGCGGGTTTGTTACTATTACTGATGCTAACTTTGGTATGTTTGTTGAACGCGATAATGCAATCGCAGACAAGTTAATTGAAGTACAAGAAAAATACGGATGCCCAAATAGTTTTAGTATGAGTTGGGCCAAGGATCAAAAGCCCGAAGTGTTTGATATCGTATTCAAACTAATTAAAAACCCTAAGTTTAATCAGGGACTAACTGTCAGTGTGCAAAGCATGGATCTAGATGTGTTAGAAAACATTAAGCGTAAGAATTTAGCACAACATAAAATTGAAAACATTTTTGCACTGTGCGATAAAAACAATGTTCCTGTTTATACAGAGATTATTTTAGGACTTCCGGGCGAAACAAAAGACACATGGAAGGAAGGATTCTATAAGATATATCGAGCAGGCAATCACACCGGCATTAATATACTACACGCACAGATGCTTGAAAATGCTGAAATGAATTTATTGCAAAAAAAATTGTACGGAATTACCAGTGTGCCTGTATATGATTATATGAGCGGCAGTTATAATTACAATGAACTTCAGGAGTGTGTAGAAGTAGTTACCGGAACTAAAGATATGCCAGCCGAGGAAATGTTAGACAGTCAGACATTTAGTTGGTTTATGCAAACATTTCATATTAACGGCCTTACCACATACATTAGTAGATTCTTACATAAAAACGCAGGCATAGACTATTCTGTATTCTATGATAAACTATGGAATTACCTACAAAACGATTCTTGGTTTATTAAAGAACGCGACGAGCTTAGGCACTATTATCGTAATTGGATGACAGATGGTAAAATCAATCACCCTAATATATCTAACATCGAAGTCCATGGATGGAATATTATACATAGAACTACATTGAATATGCACCTAGATAGAAAATATAATTATGTATTTGATCTAATAGAGAAGTTTGTAATCAGTGAGTTTTCTCTAAATGCTAATTGTTTAACACAGTTATTACAGTTTCAACGTAACTATGTAATCAACTACGACAACATAGAACAATTTCCGTATACACTACAGTTTGATTACGACTTCCTCGGGTATATATTAGACGACGCATCACTAGAGAATACTGTAAAATATAAGTTTAAGTTTCACGAAAGTAAAGATATCAGCGTGGATAGATTTTTAGAAAATATCTATTTTGGAAGAAAACGTAACTTTGGGAAAGCTCTAATAACAAAGGAACAAAAATGAATATAGGTTTTATTGGACTAGGTAAATTAGGATTTCCCTGCGCTGAAGCAATAGCAAAAAAAGGACACAGTGTTGCAGGCTATGATGTTCAAACAGTTGATCCAACTACGTTGATAGACATAAAACCAACTATTAAAGAAGCAGTTGATGGAAAAGATATTGTGTTTATTGCTGTACCTACACCACATGATCCTGCCTACGATGGCAGACAACCCACTGCTCATTTAGAACCTAAAGACTTTGACTACTCAATAGTTAAACAATGTTTAATAGAAGCAAACAGGTATATGACTAAAGACCAACTGCTGGTCCTTATATCTACAGTATTGCCCGGAACTACTAGACGAGAGTTTATTAATTCAATACCTAATACTAGATTTGTTTACAACCCCTATCTTATTGCTATGGGATCAGTAGCCTGGGATATGGTCAATCCAGAAATGATTATGATTGGCACTAGAGATGGAGAAGAAACCGGCGATGCTCGACAACTAATTGATTTTTACAAAACCATAATGGAGAATGATCCTAGATATGTTGTAGGAACCTGGGACGAGTGTGAGTGCATAAAGATTTTTTACAATACTTTTATTTCAACTAAAATTGGTTTAGTTAATATGATACAAGATGTTGCTGTGCGTCAAGGCAATATTAATGTTGATGTAGTTACTGATGCTTTAGAAAAGTCAACTCTTCGTATTATGGGGCCGCAATATATGAAGGCGGGCATGGGAGACGGTGGCGCATGTCATCCAAGAGATAATATTGCATTAAGATATCTAGCAGAAGAATTAGATTTAGGATACGATCTGTTTGATGCAATAATGACAGCTAGAGAAATACAGGCTAAAAATCTAGCCAAAGAATTAGTCAAACACGCTGAACAAAATAAAATGAGTATTTTTATTCACGGTAAAGCCTACAAGCCAGGAGTTGAATATTGCGACGGTAGTTATAGTTTATTAATTGGTCATTACTGTGAAGAACTAGGCCATACCCCAACATATATTGATCCAATGACAGACGATGATATTAAAGGTTGCTACGGAGTTGTGTTGTTAGCGCATAACAGAAAAGTTACTTACGAGTATCGAGGTTTTGAAGAACTTCAAAACCTGTATTGCAAAATAGAACAAGGGTCAATTGTTGTTGACCCTTGGAGAACATTTAAATCAACCGATCATAAAGTAATACATTACGGTAATACTAGAGAATCGATTTAGTTGAATCGCCTATATCTTTTTTAAGCCTATCAATATCCACTTTAAAATCTATTTTTTTAATTTCATCCTTGTATTCGGACAGTGTTTCCAGTAACCGATCGGCGATAGCATCTGGTTTTTCTTCTTTTAACTGATCTTTAATATCTATCTGCCATACCCTGCCGTCGGCAAATTCTAGATGAATAGTATCTAGATAAGCCACTGGCATGGTATTCATATACAAATCTTCAAACACTTCTGGCCACTCTTTGACAAGATGTCTTGGTGGTCTAAACAAAGGATTAGGCATTCGCTGATTCTTCTACCTTCTTTGTGGTTTTCTTTTGAGGTGGATCTAATTCGTCTGCTTCTTTACGTAATCTTGCAGCTTCTTTGTACATGGCATCTGCTTGACTACGATAGCTCTTGGCAATGTCTCGATCAGATAGTGCTTCTGTAGAAGCAGCCTGCGCTCTTACAGGTGCAGGAATGTCTGTATCTACACTAGGAGCAAGATCTTTAACTTTGGCAATGTCTTCAACTGTAGCATCAGATTTTTTTGGAGCCCCTGACACAAATGTATATAGATCGTCTACGGTACAATTTCGTTGTTCTGCGATCAATACATTTAGCTGATCTAACTGTACAGAATCGTTGGCAGTTGGAGACATTACAACTAAATCTGTTGCAACTTTTTGCAATCTTCCGTCTGCTTGTAGGGCCTGCAACATTGGACGACCATCTGGAAAAGTACGGGTAAACAAAATTTCACCAAGTTCAAAAGATTCTTGAGCTTGATCTGTTTCTACTACAGTCATAATGCTGTCGTGATACGAATCAGATAATCCCGATACAGGCAATACTAGGGCCATATTTGATTCGCCTGGTAGTGTTCTAAAAACTGTAAGAAGTTTAACTCCTGTATTTTTCATGCGACCGATGTGTTTTAGTGGCTGTGCCATATTAGCTCTCCTTTTTAGCTACAGCTTCTAGAAATGTATTCAACTTGTTAAAAGTTTTACCTACTGCTTCTAGTTCTGTTGCTTTGAACGCTCCTCTTGTTGTTGCTACCTCAATGATATTTTTTAGTGCCAACAGATCGCTGACATTTAAATCAGGACCTTGAGATTGTTGAGCTGCTGCTTCTGCATTAGCAACTTCGGCGGCGGGCGCCTGTGCTTCTTGTTTTTGAACTTCGTCTGACATTAGTTTCTCCTTAAATTTGGACATGCTAGCATAAAATATGTTAGTTCTTTTTGTTGCTCAAACCCTATGTATGTAGAGGATTTTAAATTTCCACTTTCGTCAATTCCTGGAGATCTAACTAAACAATAACGACCTTTAAGTTTAGTTTTAACCCAGTCTTCGATACCTTCAAATAGTTCAGCTTCTGAAATTTTCATCTTTGAAAAATGTGGAGGCAGTGTTTTTAATTTCCGTTGTTTTAAAACATCTATAGGATTCAAGTCAAACATAGTGAAAATATTTATAAAGGTAGTTTATTCTGGTACCGATTCTTGGCTTAATCTTTTGGCTAGAGCTTTGTTATAGCCTAGTTTACGAATATCACCCGAAAACAGGTACAGTTCAAAGGCTGCTTTTTCTTTTAAAACCACAATAAACTTTTTAGTTATGTAAAAGGGTGAATCGATGAAGTTATCTAACCAAACCAGTACCTGTGGAGTAAATGCAAACTCTTTAGGAAACTCTATTTTGTATGTTTTTATTTTAGCATCTTCTTGAATAAACGTCATGGCTTCTTCTGTCAATCTTAGGCCACCAGAATCTTTTGATCTAAAATTCCACCACCACAGAGATTTATATTTTTTTACAGCATCTGCACTGCCGTCTTGATCAGCAGCCTGCAAGAATACCCGTGTGTAGGTATCCTTGATGTCCATGTTATTTGACCTCTTCGCCTGAGGTTAGTTTATAAACAGCAAAGGCTGAGGTTTTAAAAAGTCGATTTAATTTTTTTGCTAGATTGTGAGCGTGGCCAGGATTTGAAAATGATACCTTTTTATACTTGGGTCCTGGATAGCTGGCAACTAGACTGCCACTCTTGAGATTGAATGGCTGACCTTGATAGAACACTGCCCAAATAGCTTCCGAATCGAGGATCTGCTCGATTTTAAAAGTTTCTTTGTTGGCATATTCTAAAAGTATCTTTGGTTTTGGTCTACTCATTCTATACGTGTTCCTAATTAACCACGTATATATTTATGCCTTTTAGAAGCCGCCACCGTCAAACTTTACGTCTATTTTAGTAGTTGATTCACGGATTTCGGCTAGAGTTTGATGTATTTCCTGCACTGTGCGACCCAATTTAGAAGTAAGAATAGCTAATTCAGCAGTGAGGTCTCGTGCCTCTTGTATGGTAATTCTTATTTCTTTCTGTTGACTTTTTTCAGCAATGTTTACACGTTGAACTAGTTTTTCAACTGTAGGTAAAGTATTCGGTATATTATTTTGAGACATTAGACAATACCTGTTTCATTTCTAAATCTGTTTTAAACGGACCCTTATACGGATATCGTTCCAGCGTGATCTTTTTAGGACAAAAACTTTTGACCCAACCTTTTTCAAATTTAATTGTGTAGAAGCCTGCACAGTATAAACTTTTTGAATCATCACTCTTGGTAAACAGTGGAAGTTTTTTTCGAATATCGAACATGGCATTGTAGGGAGCAGTGCTGGTCGGGTATCCGTGAACTTCGTTGGGTAATGCATCTTGAGATTCTTTAACAATTTTTACTGTAAAGAATTTTTTACCAAATTCTCTTGTTAGGCTTTCTTTGGTATCATATATTTTAATACCTCCTTCATTGCTCATGACAAATCGATTGTCTTCATTCTTTCGAAGGGTAGCTACTTTTTCTCCGTCCTGTTCGACAATCCAAAACTTATTGTCGATAATTGGTTTAGCATGTAATTCTGTCATAGTTTTCTCCTGACATGTGTCTGTACTATGTTCACAGGTATTTTTAAACCGGCAAACTTTCATTTGAATATCTAGCATTTAGTGGTTCGGCATAACTAGCCGCCTGTTCAGAAATTTTCTTTAAATCGTATAGTCCGCAAAATTTCATTAGCCGAATGCCCACTTGACTGACATCTTTGTTAGCGGATGTTGCAGTAGCAATAGTTTCGGTAATAATTTTTTTAATATCATCGGGCTGTTGTGTAAGGTCGATCAGTTTACGATTGCGTTCGTAATCTTCTAACACACGATGTTCTTTGCCTTCATGATCAGTCCAACGCTGTAGCATTAGATTATTCCAGTTAAAGCCTTTTGCGTTGCGATCTTCAAAGGCTTCTGTAAGGCCAACTTTTTTACTTGTGCCTTTAGTTCTAACACCCGGATAAGCACTAAAGACATTGTCACTGGTATCACCGCGCATACACTTTTCAAACAACAGCCACTCTGGGTTAGGCGCAGGCTTAGGCAACTGTGTTTTTTTGTCGATAATAGGACGACCTTTATCATCAAAGTGTCCTTCGTGTGTAATAGTACATTCCATAACACCGTTGTACTGTTTTACATTGGGTGCAATTAATTGTACAAAATCTGTATCTGTAGAAATGATAACGTGATTATCGTTAGGATGTGTTTGAATCCAGCCTGCGATCAAATCGTCAGCTTCTAACTGGCTGTGTTGCAGCACTGTACAGTTAGTTTTTTCTGTAATAAAGTCTTTAAACGTATCAAACGCTTCCCAAAATACTTTTTCTTCTTCTGCTTCACGTTCAGAATGTGCAGCACGAGCATCCGAACGATTACGCTTGTAAGGAGCATAATAGTCTTTGCGCCAGCTACGCCCCTCTAAGCAAAAGATCACATGACTGCCTTCAAACTGTTGCCATGCCTTTCTAATAGAGTTTAGTGTAATGTGAAATGCCATGCCAAGTTTAATATCAGCATCTCCGTTGATTACATGTCTAGCACGAAAGAACGTGTTAGCAGTATCGACTAAAATATATGTCATTGTGTTTGATTCTTTCTTTTAACTTCATTAATGTCAATAACACCAGTATTAATTGGACCACCAAAGTCCCCGTCTACTACTACATTTGCACATAATTCACGGAACCAGCGATCAACAATTTCTTCATCCTTGTCGCCGTCAAATCCATAACCTTCTTGTTTTAATTTTAACACAAACGGCTCATTCCAGTCAAGTTCAAAAAAGCCGTTGCGAACGTTGTCTTTGTTAACGTGTGTGTTTAAGACACCGACCCAGGGATCGTTTTTTCGAGTAGCACGTTCTTTTGGTGTTAGTTTGGCCAACTCTTCTTGTTCTTGAACAACTTTTAGTGCTTGCTCTGCTTCGTCTTTTTTAACGGTAGCTTCTTCTAATAGTTTGTTGGCTGTTGCAATGTTAGCTTCGATTTTGTCAAAGCCCAGTAATTTTTTAATAAAGTTCATTAAGTTCCCCACTCATTTTTAAACAACGGTACCTGTAGTCTGTCTGAATATCTCAGTCCGTTCTTCATTGCTAATTCTGCAACACGGCGATTATTTAGTGCGTACACACTTTCAACTCCGCCCACAGGCATTAGATACACCGGCCCTGTAAATCCAGCAGCTCGATAAATGTCTACTGCTTCTATGGCTTCCTCTGCATCTTCTTCAGATGCAATAACAAATTTTAAGTAGGTATATCCTGCTTCTTGATACTCACAAACAATCTCTGGACATATTGCTTCGTCGGGATGTTCGCCACTGACACTTAGTTTAGCACTAACTGAGAAAGTAACTTCTCTAGAAGCAAGTGGCGGATCTTGACTCCATTGTTGTAAAAATGTTTTAAACTCTGGAGTTAGTTGTTGAGTACCGTTTGTTTCAAATGTAATCTCTTTAAGTTTAAGCATATTAGGATGGCTTAACAAATCTGGGTAAGCACGTTGCCAACCCAGCAACGGCTCGCCACCTGTAATAACAAGATGAGCATCGTTCCATTTATTCTCAGGAAGAATTTCCATTGTACGTTCTACAATAGCATCTGTGGTCAACATTGGACTTAGATGTTTGAAGCGAGGATCCCAACTTGCATAACTATCGCAGCCTGTACTAACCAACGGTAACTCTTCATATTTGGTAAACATATGTGCAACTTCTGCAATTTCGTCCACTTCATCACTAGCTTCGCCTTTAGGCATCCCAAAACCCGCACATTTAAAATTACATCCAAATGTACGTAAGAAAACAGAAGGTACACCCATGTAGCGTCCTTCGCCTTGAATGCTGTAAAACAGCTCTGCAATTTTTATTTTACTCATACTTTATTATACACTCTTTTTGTTATGTTTGCAACCGATTTTCTTTTGAATTGTATTCTCTAAGTAGCCTACGACATTCTTCTTTGACTCCAATTGGGTAGTCTGGGCTAATTTCTGCTAATGTGCAGTCGTAGACTTTGCCTTCCGGATAAAAATCAGAAAACACCGCAATAATTGCTACCAAAGATAATCCAATAATTATGATTGCAGAATCTTTCATATGCATTCGCTAATTAAAATTCTGCACATCAGTGCATCTCGTTCATCTGTAAAAAAGAACCTCATGTCGTCCGCAGATACTTCTGTGGTATATTTGCCGCCCGGTAATCCAAAATGTTCTATAATATTGGCACAGGTTTCATTCCACCACGTGTTGCTTTGGCTTTCCCAAGGTACTCGTATTTCTGTCATTTACGATAGTTACCCTTTTCTGGAATAACATGACGAACTCCGCCTGTAGGATCCGCCATGTCGCCTTTTCTACGAGGTATCAAATGAACATGTGGATACGGAACGGTTTGCCCCGCAGCTTCACCCCAGTTTAGGCCAATGTTAAATCCGTCCCATTCGCCTGCCTTGACTTTTTCCTGTCCAATCTTTAGTGCATCAGCAAAACAATCTTCAATGACACCGCTTGCAGAATATTTAGGCACAAATAGTAAATGTCCTTCGGTGACAGGATATTTGTCTTTAAAAATAACAACATGAAAGTCTTCCTGTACCACATTGTCCCAAGGTGCTTGGCCAGCCGCTCGAGCATCGTCTAGCGTATAATGCAAGTTCATATTATCCCCTAATACCAGTTTGTGTTTTTGAAACTGTAGGACCGTCGCTTTCAAAGTCCATGCCTGCAGACCGTCCTTCATATTTTTGTCCATTCCACTTCATGCTAATTTTAACAGCCTTGTTTATAATCACATTGAGTTTAACATGTTCTTCAAAACTTTCTACTACTGCTTCTGTGTTCTTAGAACTTTTGGCCATTTTGATCATACAGGTGCCACCGTGCCTAGTTATTGTATTCATTTTTTATGTTTGTTCAATGCATCAGCACTGCGTTGCTGAAAGTCTATCATATTATGATAGCCCATTTGATAACAGGGACAATGCCTGCCTAAAATCCAACGAGCTAGTTTAATTCTTAATTTTTTAATCATTTGGTCCACCAATCTTCCCAAGGAAAATCTATCCAAACATCGTTCTCTGCTTTGTTAACTTCCATACCAACGTAGTCCATCTTTGTCGCACACTTGCTGGCAAGATTGTCAACTACAACTGCAAACTTGACATTTTGATTCCATACTTCTTCCCAGGCTGGATCATCTGGAAAACAGCCGCTGGCCCAGTCCTGCATGATCCAGTTGAGTGTAGCGCCTGTGTCGTTGATGTCGTCTACAATAAGAATATTTTTATATGTAGAACCTTCCTCTAACAAACTGTTGGCAGCTTGTAATATCCCAGCGATGTCGTTGGCATCGTCAACAATTCTTTCTCGTGTTCGAGGACCCAATGCATCTTCGGCCATCCATAGATTGCTTTCTGGACCAGTATCACTGTCTCGTAAACTAACAGAAAGAGCATGCATGGGAATCTCTAAATATTGACTAATCATCACAGCAGGAACTAGTCCTCCGCGAGTAAGACCAACAATGTAGTCAGGCCGCCAACCGCTGTTTACGATGTCTCTACATAGTTTGGATACAAGTCCGTTGAATTCTTGTTGTTTGATTACTAGTTTATTCATACTTCCTCTTGTAAATAGCGTTGAAGTTCTTTGTCTGTGGGCTCGACTAGATAGTTATTCTTGAAAAATATTTCATAACTATCCGAACCGTACTTGCCGATGCCATACAACATTGTAGCATCTTCACCGTTCCAGGTCAAATAATCTTGACTCATTCTCAACAGTCTTGTGTAGCGTACATTTACCATGCCCAAGGGCTGAATAATACTTTTGACAAATTCTTCTTCAGCATGCAATAAAGCCAGGGCAGTAGGAAACCAATATAGAAACTCAGGCAGCACTGTTTTCACGGATTTTCGTCCTGTTTGATTTAACATGATAACACCCACAAAGTGCTGCCAAGCACCGTCTACCTGTTGCTGCACCATGAGATCATCACGCAACGCTTCAATCATTTAGTTCTTCTCTATTGAGCCATGTGTCAACTTTATTTTCTGCTTCTTGTTGAGACACAGCCAATACTTTGAACCAAACACATTCTTGATTGGCACGAATATCAAACGGTATAACCCCACCTATAAATCTTAGAGGTTCGTCTAACATGCGTTTGACCTCAAACTCTTTTAAGGACATCATTCTATTCATAACTTCTGCAGTGGTATTATTGATCATGATTGAGTCCTAGGAGTTGTACATGAGTCGCCCCATGTGGCCTGTGCCTGCTTTTTGTATTCGTTTAAGTCCCACTCTGCTTGTTTGGTCTGATATTGTTCTTCAGTCAATCCGTGCCATCCAATGCACTTGCCTGTAGGCGAACGACCACAGCCGCATGAACCTACGGCAGTAACTCTATCTTCGGTAGTAAATGTTGTCATTATTTTTCCTTATCTTGGTGCAAATTCTTGTTGAAGTTTAATGTTATCGAAAAACTCTTTCTTTGTAGCACTGTCGTCCTTGAACGCACCTTTTAACACAGTGGTCTGTGTCAAACTAGAGTGTGCCATTATTCCTCTATTTTCGCAACATCCGTGGATAGCTTGTATGTATACACCAATGTTTTCTGAATCGGTAGCTCGGGATATTTCTCGTGCAATATCATTACAAAGTTCCTCTTGAAGAGTACCACGCCTAGCACACCACTGAGCAATACGAGTGTACTTGCTAAGACCAATAAGTTTGTTGGCAGCGATAATACCAATATAAGCAACACCTGACACAGGCTGGTGATGATGACTACACATAGAACGCAGTTCACTACGGACCACCAACATGCCTTCGTAGCGATCGTCTGAATCATTTGGAAAAGCTGTGCAATCTGGTGCTGGATCATATCGACCTCCCATTATTTCGTTAAAATACATTTTAGCCAGTCTACGTGCTGTGCCTTGGCTGTTGGGATCGTTTTCACGATCAATTAGCAAACGATCAAGCACCTGCTCAAATGCTTCTGTTGCTTCGTTGATTAAAATTTCTTTATCTTCTTCGGTAACGTAATCACTGATGTTGTCGCCTGCCCAGAAACGTTTCTTTTCACGTTTCATTTTAAAGCGAAGATAGTCACCTAAATACGCTTCTTTATAGTCTTTGTCTTCATCGAATGCAATTGGACCTATAGCAGCATCCTCATACCCTGGATGATATGGAGCTTCTGCAACTATTTGGCTGCTCTTAATAGCGTCGAACAGTCGATTCTTTTTTTCTGACATTAATTATTCTCCGAGTTTATGACGTGGATGTCATTTTAATTATTTTAACATCTTTAACAGTTGATTGCAACTGAAAAAGTTTTTTGTTAGTGCATCTGTCTGTGTATTTAGGCGAGGTAGATATTTTTGATAATTTTTCATGTAATCAACAATACGTGCTACCACTAACGGTCTGTGTTTTTTATACGATTCAAATGACTCAGTCCATTCTGAAGGATATTTAAATTCCTCTAAAGCCATTTCGCTGTAGCTTAATCTATCGGGTACCATAGGAATAGCATCTACAACAGCACCTTCGTACCAACTAATACCAAGTGTTTCTTGCAGATTAGCTGAGAACACTAGTTTACTTTCACCTAGTAAATTATGATATTCGCGTTTTGACAGTTGGTAATCTTGACAAACAATAAATTCATATTGCGGTAATTGCTCTTTTAAATCGTAAAAAATGTCAACCTGTTTTTCTGGGGCAATACGATGCGGAAACAGAATAAGATCACGTTTAGACATGTTCTTATACATTGATAACGTATCCGGCATATATTCCATAGGCCAGCCACTGCGTACAATTTTTTTAGAGGATACATAATCTTGCATATCTTCATAGCGCCAAGGATTTTCAGCTAACCCGTCGTTGAGCAAATTAGCATCAAACATGTCTATATGAAACTGTGTGGCAAAGTAGTTGTGGTCAATGGCTGCAAAGAAACTCTTCTCAGTATGCCTTACCCAACCAGCATTACCAATAAGACGACCTAAAAAGTCTTGAGGATCGTATGAACCGGCATGCCACAGTGCGTGAATAGTCACAGGAATCTGTAATAGTTCACTCATGTATTTTAGATTTATAATGCCCGGATGCCAAGCATCAGTAAAAATAAAATGGTCGCCAGCGTGAATGCGTCCATTACAAAACAACCGACCCATCTGTTCAACCTGACTAGCCTTGTATATATTGGTACCACCAAAATTAAGAAAAGCGCCAGGAGTAGTGGCTGTAGGAATGTCCGT